GAGGGGATGGGGAAGAAAAGAACCCCCTTCGGACGATCCTGCTCTTGGTGGTGTTTGTGTTGGCGGCCTTTGTCGCTGGTCCTGGGGCGTTCTTCACCACAATCGGCGGCAGTAAGTTTCTAGCCTTTGCCGCCAACATGGCCGTGTCTGCGGCCGTCGCCACCGCCGGCTTCTTCCTTGTCGATGCGATTGTTCCCCCTCCAAGGCCCCCTGGGGCGCAATACGGATGGGGCCAGCAGGACGGCAACCCCTATGCGATGCTCACGGGCATCCGCAACCAATTCGCGCCCTATAGCCCTGTGCCCCGTGTGCTTGGCAAGCGGCGCATGTTCCCGCTTCTGGCGGCCAGGCCCTACACCGAAAACCTCAACGGCAAGCAGTATCTGCGGATGCTCCTGCTTGTCGGCTATGGCCGATTGAGGATCACTGACCTGCGCATTGGGGACAGCCCGATCACGGCTTTCCCTGGGGCGTCGTATGAAATCCGCGAAGGCACATCCACCGATGCGCCGGTGACGTTGTTCACCCGCGTCGTGCGGGAAGACAGCCTCACGATCCGGCTGCAACGGACTGAAGACACTGCTTCTGGGGGAAGCCCTCCCAATGGGTGGAACCCTGGGTTTGACTTCTGGTGGACCTATGACCCAGCGGCGCCGGATGTGCCCCGCACTCAGCCGGTGCAGGTGGACCCCACCACATATGTGTTTTCTGATCCGGGGGGGTGGATCACCCGCACGACGCGAAACAACACGTCGGAAATTTCGCTCGATATCAGCGCGCCGCGGGGGATGTATCGGGCCAATGCCCAAGGCCGACGCTATGAAACGTATGTCGATGTGCAAGTGCAGTATCGCGCCGCGGGCACGTCGGGAAGCTGGCTCACCCCCACTTGGCTTGAGCCTAATGGCTCTCTCGGCACCGGGACAAACGGGACAATCCGCGTTCAGGCTTTAAGCGCGGACCCGATTGTGCGCTCCGCTCGCTTCTCCACCGGCTCAAGCGGGCAATGGGATGTGCGGGTCAAGCACAATGGCCCCACGCGAGGCTCCGACCCCACCTATGTGGATGACGTGTATTGGAGCTCGCTCCGCTCCATCTCCACCGATACGCCCGTGACCATGCCGGGGGTGGCGCTGATCGCTCTTCGCCTAGAGGCCAGCGACCAGCTTAACGGGGCGCCCGACACGATCAACTGCCTCGCGGAGAGCTATCTTCCGACCTATACGGGCTCGGCCTGGGACGACGTGAACACGGTGATCTCGTCTAATCCGGCTTGGTGCTACGCTCATGTCATGCGCTACCGAGGGCAAAACCGCGTGATCCCCGACGAGCGAATTGACGGGCCATGCCTAAAGGCGTGGGCCGATGCGTGCGCTGCGACCGCGCCCAATGCGTCTGAGCCCCGCTGGACCTATGACAACGTGATCGAAGGGGGCTCCATCTATCAGGTGTTGACCGACATTGCGGGCCATGGTCGCGCGAGCTTCACCATCGTGGATGGGAAGTATTCTGTGGTGCGGGACGTGGAACAGACTGTTCCGGTGCAGATCATCACCCCACGCAATAGCTGGGGGTATGAGGGTCGGAAGGCGTTTGTGGACATCCCCCACGCCTTCCGCTGCACCTTCTCCAACAAGGACAAGAACAACGAGCCCGATGAAGTGATCGTCTATCGGGATGGGTATGCCAAGGAGGCCGCGACCGGCGTGCTTGCGGCGACGAAGTTTGAGCTTCTCAACTTCCCTGCGGCAACATCCTCCACGCAGGCGTGGAGAGAGGGGCGCTATCATCTCGCTACGCTGCTTCTGAGGCCTGAGGAGCATACGGTTTCGATGGATGTGGAGCACATCCGATGCACGAAGGGCGACTTCGTGCGCCTGCAATACGATGTGATAAAGATTGGGCTTGGATCGGGCCGAATCTCGGGCCGGACGGTCGCCTCGGGCAACGTCACCCATCTCGATTTGGACAGCCCCGTCACCATGGAAAACGGAAAGAGCTATTCCCTCCGGGTTCGGAAGCGGAATGGGTCTGTGGTCCTGCTTCCCCTTGTAACGGTGGCGGGTTTTCAAGAGACGGTGCAGCTTGTAACGCCAGTCGCGGAAGCGTCGGCCCCCAACGCGGGCGATCTCTTCGCGTTTGGGGAAGCGGGCATCGAAACCGCCCCCATGATCGTCAAGTCAATAGAGGCGGGGGAAGATCTTAGCGCCCGATTGACGATGGTGGATGCGCAACCGGGTGTCTGGTCTGCGGATACGGGGGCGATCCCGGCCTTTAGCACCTTCATCTCTGGCCGCCGTCATGTTCAGGACGCGCCGGCCATTCCGTCCCTGTCGCTGACCTCATCGGAAGCGGCGCTCCTGCGGCTTGCGGACGGGACTTTGCAGGAGCGTCTTGCGGTTCGCATCGTTCCTCGGGGGAACGATCAAATCGCGGTGTCTCGCTTTGAGGTGCAGTTCCGGCAAGCCGGCGGAGGGGACTGGACCCCTGTAGGCGACGCAACCCCGGAAGCTCCCCTCATCTACATCACCAACGTCACCCAGGGCGAGGCCTATGACGTGCGTGTTCGGGCCTGGAGCGCGGGCGGCACGCCTTCGGCCTGGGCAAGCGCCACAAATCACACGATCGTCGGCAAAACGACACGGCCCGCGGATGTGACCGGCCTTGCCGTCACCCGCCGGATAGATGGAGTTGTGCTCACCTTCGTCGCTGTGGCGGACATTGATCTTTGGGCCTATGAGGTGCGGCGCGGCGGGACTGGCTGGGCGGATGCGGCCCACGTCGGCTATTTCACCGCGACGACCATCAGCCTCCAAGAGACCTTGTCCGCCGACACCGCATACAGGGTCAAAGCCATAGACGTGATCGGGCTTGAAAGCGTCAACGCGGCAAGCGTCACGGCAAGCGCAACCCTGCCGGTTTTTCCAGGCAATGCTGCGGGCGTGCCAACCGGCGTGCAAGCGCTTGTCAATGCGGACTTCAATCAAGGGGCGAGTGGCGTCCTGGGTTGGGATTCCTACTTGGTCACGGATAGCGGGCTCACAGTTACGGCGGGCCGCAATCTTGTAGGGTACTTCGGCCAGCCCATGAATGTGCTGTATTCGCTCGTGACCGGAACGCCTGCGGTCAATGCGATTTGGTACGGATGGAAAAGTGCCAGCGATAGCTTGGCGGACCTGCTTCGATTTGGGCTTCCCGTGGCTGCGGGTGATCGGGTTTATGCTGGCGCTCTCATGGCGCGCTATCGCTGCACGGCCGCTGAGTCGCTGGTGTTTTGGTATGGGCCGACAGGATCGTTCGTGTCTGCCTCGGTCGCTGGATCGGGCGGCACGCTCGACGGCGCGGTCAATGGCTCTGTTGCCAACTTCGCGCAGGTTGGCGGCTTTGTCACAGCGCCTTCAGGCGCGGCCTTTGCAGTCTTTGCCCCGCGAGGCGTGTCGAACGGATCGGGAGCGACCCCTTACATCTTTTGGGCGAGGCCAATGCTCGCGCGTGTTGCGGCGGACCAAACCGCGCCGCCGCCGTACTCTGGATCGCGGGGCGATCCGCTTGCGGACGTGACGGGCTCAAACACGGCCGCAGATTTCGCAGGCCGGGGTTGGGGCGCGACGGCGACAGAGGACCAAGCGAGCAACGCGCGGGTGCCCGCTGGCCAAAACGGTCTAGTCAACGCCGATTTGAGCCGCGGCGCCTATGGATGGGAGGCAAACGGACTTTTCGGGACGGGCTCTGGCGGATTCACCTTAACCCAAGGCGTCAACGCGGCTGGGTTTTTTGGGGCGCGCAACGTCTTTTTCGGGACCATTCCCGGCACGCCGCCGTCCACCGTCAACATGAACAGCTATATCTCCGCCCGCGGCAGCCTAGCGATCCTGCGCCAATTCGGGCTGCCCGTGGTCGCCGGGCAACGCATCTTCGCTCGCGCGCGAGTCGCGTTCCATCGGTTCACTGGATCGGCCGTCCGCGTGGCATACTACAACGCCGCTGGCGCCTACCTGTTCGAGGAGCAAATCGCATCCGGCGGCCGCCTTAACGGCGGGGCAGACGGTAACCCCGACAACTTTGACGTTGTGGGGGGATTTGCCACCGTCCCCGCAAACGCGGCCTTTGCGGCTATGTGGGTCAACGCAACGGGGGCGGCCGGCACAAACCCCGCGCTCTATTGGTGCGAGCCCATGCTTGGCGTCGCTCTGCCCGGTCAAACGGTGCTTCCCGAATGGCAGCCCGGCCGCGCCGATCCGGTCGCGGACCAGACCGCCAGCAACACCGCCGCGGACTTTACGGGGCGGGGTGCGCTGGCCACGTTAAACACTGTTGGCGCCGCTCAGATCGAGGCCGGGGCGGTGGGGGCAACGCAACTGGCGGCGGGCGCTGTGAGTGCAGTGCAAACCCAAAACACCGCCGCGGCGGCATCCATCGGGACAAGCTGGGGAGATTTGGCGTCAGTGACCATTGCGGTCGGCGCGCGAGGCGTGAACATCGACTGGTCCGCCTATTTCGCAGCTTCGCCAGGCCGCCCGCCAAGCGCTGGAAGCGTCGGTATTTCGGCCCGCATTCGGCGCGACACAACGACCATTTGGGAAGGCACTGTGGCAAGCGCCGAGTACGCGGATACGCCCGATGTCGATCTTCGCCAAGACGGTTTTCGGTCGGGAACCGTCGTCGATCAGCCTACGGCGGGCACCTACACCTACACCTTGCAGGCTATCCGATCCGGCGGGGGAGTCGGCAACCAAGCCGAAAACCGAACCATCGTTGCCCGAAGCCTTAACGCATGAGGACCAAATGACTCTAGCATTCGCAACCCCTCTCGGCTGGCTTGAGTGCCGGGCCGCAATCATCGCTTGGAGCCTTGACGAAGCCCAAGACCTGCCCGCCGAAGCGCGCGCCGCTTTGGCCGCGGCGCTTAATCAGTGGAACGTGCC